TGTAGGAAGTATTTCAACCTTAACACCTCTAGAAAGAATACATGCTTTGATTACATTCTTAATAGCGGTAGTAATTTCCTTCGTATTCTCACTTTCAAGTGCAAGAACCAAAAGTTTTTCTTCCTTAACTAGAAATGGTCTATACTTTATATTTTTTCCTGTTGATGGCAATTCCAACTCATATGTTGGTGTAGCAATTTTTGGTAAAGGCATAATCTCTTATAGAAGTTTCAGTATGGTTATTTATTAAGTATTTGCAAAACCAGTATCTGGTAATGTGACTGGAGTACCTAATACTCCTCTATTAATTAGATTCAATTCATCCAGTGTCCCGCTTCCAATAATTCTGTCTCCTCCACCCAATTCATCTTCCCAATTCTGTTGTCTTTGTGTTATTGGACGCGAATTAATCACATAACGACTATAAGTAAATGATACTGTGCATTTTAAAACGTCAGATCCCTCATATGAAACTGGCATTGAATTTATGCTTATTGGAAAAGCATTTATAAACTGATATGTAAGAGATGTAGGGACAAGTTCTTCTCCAAGTTTTTGAGGAGAATTATAATTTTTTTCAAATTTGGTTATGTACAAATAATCGGTTTTATAATCCTTAGGAAAATTCATTCTATAAGAATAATTTGGATTCACTTGTTCATCTAAATTATCCTCACCAACAATAAACGACATCCAACTTTCAAAGAAATCTATTATCTTATAATCACTATCCACATAAAAAGTAAAATCAGAACGTTCATCATATTGTCTTCTATATGCATGTCTCTCAGTCACACCTGTGAAATCATTATTGATTTCGTGTGTTGCTAATGAAGATCCTGGCAATGATGCACTGGCACATGATAACTCAATTAATTCTGCCCCACCACTATCAGTATATGCTGTAGCACCTAGAAATCCATCCGCTGCTCTAGAAGATGCAAAACTTTGTATTGCTCCCCCCGATGGTGGTTGAAATTGACACAAGAAATGTGACGTTGTTGCTGGACGCATCAACTTAGATTTAAGTTTAGACAATCCGACACTTGTAGGTCTTTTTGCTACCATCTATAAATACTTTTTGACCGTATATATTATGTAGACAAGATATGGGAGAAAGTATTAAAAGCAAATACAAACCTTCCTTTCCTAAAAAATATCAAGGCGATCCAAATAATATCATCTGTCGAAGTAACTGGGAAAGAAAGTTTTGTAAGTGGTGTGATGCTAATGATAATATTATAGCATGGGGTTCTGAAGAATTTTCTATTCCATATCGTTCACCTGTTGACGGAAGAGTTCATAGATACTATCCGGATTTTATTATCAAAGTTAGAGAACAGACTGGTGATATTAAAACATATGTGATAGAAGTAAAACCCAAGAAACAAACTAGGGAACCAAAGAAACCAAAAAGACAGTCTAAATCATATATCACTGAGGTAAAAACTTACGCTGTTAATCAAGCAAAATGGAAAGCAGCAGATGAATGGTGTAAGGATAGACGTATTGAATTTAAAATCATCACAGAAGACCATTTAGGTATTAAGTAATGGCACAAGGTTTCGGACAAGACATTCAGTCTTCATCATCAAGAGTAAACCAACTCAAAAGAAAAGTAAAGGGTTTAGTTAAGAGTGATGATGTCATGTTTGAAATTATTAGTGTCTTCCGTGAGACTGAAATTATTCCTTCTGTAGGTAAATATTACACTTTCATCTATACACCAAAAACTCAAGATATTGAATTTGATCAGTTCCCTCTAATTGCATGTATAGATGTTCAACGGTGGGGATTTAGAGGTGTAAATTATCATTGGGGATCTGTTCGTAACTACACATGGCAAGAGGTAGAAGGGTTCTTGCATGTTATAGAAAATGATGAAATAGAATACCTTAGATCATTGAATTATGGAAACTTCTTTGGACCCTGATAAATAACTAAAAAGTAATCTCTGATGGGAAAAAAATACGGAGGAAGAATTGACGGTTCTATAGTTATACCGGAGAGAGAAAGAGCCGTAAATAAACTCAAAAAAACTACTAAGTATTTTTTTAAAGTCGATTCTGAAAGTGGCAACATAGGAGTCTATTCTCTGACCCCGGCGGCTCAGGGATCTACTACTGAAGTTAAGATAGGAAATTATAATCCCAAAGAAAATAAATTCTCTCATATAGAAAAAAGTGCTATAACAGATGAAGAAAAAGAATTTTTCTCTAGATCTGAAGTTACAGAAAGATATCTAAAAAAGCCTGCTAAAACAACTTTAGAAAAAGGTCTTTTAAATGATGGTACAGTTCCTAACAAAGAAGAAGCAGCAAAAGAAGCAAAAGATACAGTAGATGGACCGGACACTCTATCCTTTGAACAGGCAGACCAAGATAGGGTAAACACGAATCTTTCAACATTTCAAAAAGCTACCAAAGGAATAGCAAGAACAACCTATGAAGTATTAAAATATCCAATTACTTTAGATACAAAAACACAGGATACTATTCATTTTACATTAAAAGAAGTTACTGGTGTCAAATATAGTGGAGATATGTTTGGAACAGACAAACCTTTTGATAGACAATATGATGACTTAGATGGTTCTGTAACATTACCAATTCAATCAGGAATAAGTGATAGCAATCTAGTTAAATGGGGACCAAATGAATTAGATGCAATAAATGCTGCTCTAGCTGGTGCTTCTTTAGATCTAATGAATAGTGATAATCCTGAACAGTTTATAGGTACATTAGGAAATATAGCTACAGGAGTAAAAGAAAAAGTTTTTAATAGTGCCAGTGATGCTTTTAAACCAGCTATACTAGCAGGTCTTGCGGGTCAAGCAGTTGGTATTCAGGGTTTATTATCAAGAGCAACAGGAACTGTTCTTAATCCTAATTTAGAATTACTATTTCAAGGTCCACAACTCAGACCATTCACATTTCAATTTAGATTGTCGCCAAGAGAGGCAAAAGAAGCTGCAGAAGTAAAGAAAATTATTAGATTCTTTAAACAGGCAATGTCTGTGAAGACAGTAAAGACTAATGCATTTTTGAAGACACCTCATGTATTTGATATTGTTTATCAAACAAACGGTAGCAACATACATCAATCATTAAATAGAATAAAAACTTGCGCATTACTTGGTTGTGATGTTGATTATACTCCAGATGGAACTTATTCAACATTTAATGATGAAAGTAAAACTATGACATCTTATAATTTAACTCTAAGATTTAATGAACTTGAACCAATCTTTGATGAAGATTACAATGCAGATTCTAAAGATCTTGAAGGTGCAGAGAATTTCATGTTACTTCCAACACTTGAAGAAGAAGCAGGTCACACAATAGGTTTCTAAAATGGCAAGTTATTTCAGTTACATTCCAGACTTTGAATATGTCAACCTTGATGGGCAAGGAAAAAGTATTTCAGATTACTCACGGGTAAAAAATCTTTTTCGGAGAGGAAAACTTCGTGAAGATATTTTTGGAAATCTAACTTTCTTCACAAAGTATCAAGTTACGGGTGATGATCGACCAGATAATGTTGCATATAGTTTATATGATGATGAATCTTTAGATTGGTTAATTCTAATTGCAAATAATATTACTAATGTGTATACAGAATGGCCGATGACACAACAATCATATTATGATTTTCTTATCAATAAGTATGGATCTGACGAAGCACTTTTAAATATCCACCACTATGAAACTATTGAGATAAAAAACACTGATGGGGCAGTTATTGTTCCTGCAGGTTTGACAGTTTCACAAGACTATTCCGTCATATATCACGATTATTTTACAAATAACCAAGTATCGACATCTAATATCACAGTTCCTGTAACTAATAAAGAGTACGAAGATAGGATTGAAGATAAAAAGAGAAATATTTTTACTTTAAAACCAGAATATATCAATGTTATTCTTGACGATCTGGAAGGAATGATGACATATGAAAAGGGTGGGACTCAATATGTGAATCCCACCCTCAAGCGTGCTGATAATATTAGACTATTTCAATAATCAACTTTCTGCAAGTTTCTGAAAATAACTCAAAGCATCATCTTCATCTTCACTGGAAGTTGACTTAGGGGTAATGTCGGGTGCATTGAAGTCATCATTAGTAGATGCTTTTGATGCTGCCCAGTCGGGTTGATAATTACCACGATCACTATCTTCATTATCAACGTCTTCGTCTACACGGGACGGTGCTGACTTTTGACCCAGAACCATCTTCAGACGATTCTCCAGTTGTTCGTAAGACTTGAACTGGTCATCAGCAGTTAATGCAGACAGAGAATACTGCTTCTTCCACAGTGCTTCCAGTGCATCGTCGTCATCCAACAGTGCCGAAGGACGATCAAATTCAGAAGCATCATAGTTCCAGTAACCATCTTTCTTCTTCAGTTTCAGTTTGAAGTTTGCACCCTGCCAGAAATCAAAAGGATTGATAGCAGTTTCATCTTCAAACTCAGGTTGCATTGCTTCCATGATCTTATCAAAGATCTTCTTACCGAATTTGTAAAGGAAGACTTGACCTTCATTCTGTGGATTTGCTTTGTCCTGCACAACGTAGATGTTGGCATAGTAAGACAGTTTACGCTTCTGCTTACGGACAGTTTCTTTATCGGAATCAATACCACTGTTCCACAATTCACGGTTGTATTCAGATACAGGATCTTTACCGCCATTTGTGGTCAGTGAATTTTCAATATACCATCCACCAGGACCTTGGAATGCATGTGAATACATCTTTGCCCAAGGCAGTTCTTCACCGTCTGGTGCAGGCAGGAAACGAATAACGGCATAACCATTGCCGGTCTTATCCATTTCTGGTTTCCAGAGACGATCATCTCCCCCACCACCAGTATTATTCATCTTTTCTACTTCCTTGACTAGTTTAGAAGTCAAAGAACCAAGATTGGATTGCTTTTTAAGATTTGCGAATGACATTCGGATTACCTCGTATTAGTTTAGATTTGGCTTGTGTGTACTTCGTTATTCTACATGTCAGTTCCATCTTCGTCAATCTTTTGACGCATTGCTTGAAGAATAGTCTCCATATTTTTGAAGACTGTTCTGATGTCAACATGAGATGGAAGACCTACCATATTGGCAGACTCTGCAATTTTATCTCTCATTTGTTTTGCTTCTGGATCATCAGACAAACTCAGTCTGGTATAAAGAATTTGTTGCTTATTTAAAAGTTTTTCCAGAAGTGCGACATGAAAAAGTTTTTCTTCTTTCGACATTGAGGGGAACCTGAAGACGTTTTGGTAAACTTCTTCTTGCAATTCACTAATTTCGGTCATCTCTGCGCGGACAACTTCTGATTTAAAGAAACTCATTTTTCCCCTAATACAACATTTTTGAGAACTTTTTTATAACGAAATACATCTATATGTAGGAAGGGAGAATATTTTCTCATTCTCAAACTTACGGTTTCCCACACAGGGTCTTGAATATTTTTATCAAACTCCTGACGGAATCCAAATATTTTATCCAAAATAACCATCGTTTCGATGGAAGTATCCCCACTTAAATAACTTTTTAAGATAAGTGGATGACCTTTCTTACTTACAAATACCTTATCAATATCTTTGGAATCAAAAATATTTTCTACTTCTTCTTTAAAAATATAAGAAAGCGATTGTGTTCTTTTTTTCCAATCAGTATACCTATCTTCGCCTTCACGGATCATTTCTCCTATCCAAAGCTTACTTGGATCAGTGCAGGTAATAAAATTTGAAATAAAAAATTCTTCTACTTCTTTATCTTTTTTGTTTCTTGCTAGTTTTTCAAACCAAAATCTGTCTTTTCTTTTATAAAAAGATTGAACAGTTGCTCGACTTTTACCACAGTATTTGTGATAATCATACTTGTCTTTTGTAAAATGATTTTTCATTGACAAGTAGCATTTATAAGCATCAAAGGGCATCATTCATTAAATGGGTAGTTTCGCTCTGGAAGTCCTTTTTAAAAAGTTTAATTCCATTGCTTCATACTTAAGTTTTTCTTTCAAAGGTTTAGAAATCAGTTTAGGAACTGATTCTAATTCAATGCTATTCTTTTCGCAGAAGTGAATAATAGCATCAATATAATTCATATCAGTATTGACATGAACCAATTGTTCAATTTCTTGTGCAAATTTGGAGGGACAGAAAAACTTTTTTTGTAATTCTTTTTCTAGTTCAT